GGAGGGCCTTGCATCGGCGGGGACACGCCGCCGGTTTGGGGACTCATACCGGGTACAGGGCCAGCCATAGCGCCCACACTTGCGGGACCGCCGGCTGGGGCAGGACTTGGCGCATTTGCGCCGGCATATTGCTGGATGATCTTGGTCAACAACGCATTACCCTGTTGCTGGTTCTGTGCATCCTGCAGCTTTTGAATCACATCCTGCGCGTTGGTCGCGCCGTTAAAGCCTTGTTGGAAGCCTGCGAAATTCATGTGCGCCTCCTACAATGCAGCTAAGAGTGAAACGATAGATGGCGCCGCTTGGATACCGCTCGAAACAAGCGAACCAACACCTTGCTGCGATGCTTGCGATGCGGCCAGCGAATCCTGATAATTTTTTAAATCGAAGTTGGCTTGCTGATTTGACTGACCTGCCCCGAGTTGCAAATAACTCATCAGCTGATTAAGCGTGTTATTATCCCAGCTGCCCGCGCCGGAGTTGCCCAGCACGCTGAGCAACTGATTCATTGCTGCATTTTGGTTGTTTGTGATGTCCGTGGATGCGGCGAATGGTATTGCGCCCGATTTTGCAATGTCACCTGCCCCGGTCGTCGCCAGCGTATTAGCGCCTGTGTAATCAGCGTTCGCGCCAGCTACCCCCGAGGTGTATCCGCTAAGTGCCTGGATCGCTTTCTGCAACTGGTTATTCTGCCAGTCGATGTTGAAGTTCGAATCTGCAGTGCTCGCTACGGAAGAACCGTAGGGGCTGTTCGTAATACCCCGCGCAGCTTGCCCAGCATTTGTCGAATCATTCAGCTGTTGCAAGGTGCGTTGGTAAAGCGCGTTCTGCGGATCGAAGCCCATATTAAGAACTTGGTTTGCGCCAGTCATTGCCGTGTTGCCTGCAGTGGTCAGGCCCTGCGCTGAATTGATAGCTGTGTTGCCAGCTGTACCATACGCGCTGCCCGCCGTGTTCGCGCTGCTCTGATATCCTGCTGCGTATGGATCGTTATAGGCTGCGTTGAAAGTTGACGTAGCTTGCGGAGCATAGGTGCTGTAGGGGTTGTTCGCCTGCATCTGCTGGATGAGTGTTTGAAAACTTTTATCGGCCGTTGCTGTGCCGCTTGGTTGAAATGTTTGCACGTTGGGCGCTGAAGGAGTGCTGCTGCCAAACACCGATCCTGCCAACCCTCCAACCGCGCTTGAAACAGCACTTGGCATGTTCGACCCCTAAAGCCACTTCATGAAATTGAATTCTGTCCGAATATAATGCAGCTTTTTAATCACTTTGTAAAGCCATAGGTCGGGCGACACCGCAAATTGAATGCGCGCAATCCCGGCGTCACTCATTACCTTCTCTGTTTCTGCAACCAAATCGGCGGGTATCTCCGTATCTCGATAGGGCGGTAGGACATAGAAAGCATCCACAAAGCCATAAATCGAATCCGCAAAATGCAAGTGAGGGTGTACAACGACCAGCAGATATCCGACAAGCTTACCGGCGTCGCGGGCCGTGAACAAATGCAACATGCCGGCCATCTCGATCTGGATATACTTGTCCCATGCCGGATTCAACTCTTGCCGATGTTCCTCGCCGTTGCTAACCTCTTGCCATTCGTCATAGAACAAGGGTGCCAGCTCAGGCATCAAATTTATAAACCATTCTTTTGAAATAGTTATGTCTGGTTTTATTTCCACCCGCACAACCTCTTGCCCTTCTGGTTGTGCGCGAGTATCTGCCGGGCCGTCAGGTCCGTCAACACATCCTTCGAGCTTATCAGGATAGGCGATGCTATCTCGCAGAAGGCGCTAGTCGCGCTGCCAGTCGATGCGCAGCTTATCAGCAGCCCCGCCATCAGGCAGCTTATTAACATTTGTGTCCACTTCATGTCCTTGCTCCACCATCTTGTTCAACTCCTCCGCCTGCACCGCCCTAAGCGCGTCCTTGCCTGCCTGTCGAGCGCCGAGCAGAATACCGCCAATGGAAAGCGCTGCTGCGCCCCACTCAATAATTTTAGGCGCTGCTCCAATAAAGAAAGATCTGATAGTCGCCCACATTACGCAATACCTTTACGGCGTTGTTGAATACGGGCTGCCATACCAAGCCCAATAGCCGTGAGGGACACGAGAACGAATGCGGGCTTCAGCCAATCTGCGAAATCGATAAGTGGCGCTATCGAATCCTTGAGCGACCCTGCTTGCGCAGCCGCTTGGGGGATATAAGGCGCGGCCGTTGCAGCTGCCGCAACTATCGACGCGCGTATCTGCGTCGATTTAAGCAGGGACTTTTTTGGCGGTTCGACCCCCGCGAGAAGCAGTCCCTTATCAATCACGGAGCCATCATAAGGCTGCTCGCCATTCTCCTGATGGATAATAGCTTCGACCATGGCCGAGCAATCCGCATAAGCGTGCATATCCACTTTCGCGGTCGGCGCAAAGCCTGTGGACTTCAACACCGCAGCTTTATAGGCCCCGGTGTTATTTTCGGATGGTGGTGCCCAGCGATCGATGAAGTCACCAGCATAGACGCATGAATAATTATCCTGGTAAGTAATCAGGATACGCGCAATGGCGCGAATGCCATAAGTGGGCGAAGTGAATTGAAAAAAGTCCGGGTCATTCTGTTCCGGAGATAAACCCTGCCACGGGTCATTCGACTTGCGAATATTGCCCGGATTGTTGTTTCGTATGCCGCGTGGTGTGTCCGCCATGCTATGCCATCCCGTTGCCGTGTGTCATCTTCCAAACCATGAAGACAGCCCCTATTATGCCGGTTAGGCTTGTTACAGTCAAGCAAATGCCCAAAGCAATATACTGTGTGCGTTCGAGTTTGCGTATATCCATTCGAACGTCCGCAAAACCTTTTTCACCGCGCGCTCGGGCCGCTATGCAATCAGCGGCATGGTCGCGTATCATCTGCAGAGCTGTTTGCGCGGTCAGTTTCACTTCATATAACTCCTTATCCCCCGGCGTCATGCCAACCTCTACTTACGGAGTTGGGCTCGAAGCGCTACAGCATTAGCCTCAAGCGCTTCTAATTGTGTTAAATTACCTGTTAAGATGCCATCAGTAATTGCCCGCACTTTTTTCTCGTCGATATCCATTAATTGTTTGGTTATCTCTCTGTTAAACAGAATGTTTTGCGTCTGCTGGCGCAGCGCAGTATCAAGGCTTACCGTTTGGGTGTCGAAGTTTGCAACCAACCCATCAGGGCTATTACCGAACTTTGTCAAATCAGCAATGACCCAACGATTGTTAGGCAGTTGCTCTGCCGCAAAATCTGCTTCGGATAATTCATTCTCCGGAGGAGCCCCCAAAATACCTGTCGTTTTATCATCCTGTTCAAACAAAATCATATCTACCTCGTTATAATGACGCTAATGCGATCGTTATCAGCAAATGAAGCGCCGCCAATATTTGTCACGGCGCATTGCAAACGCAGCGAATTGGCAGTTGGATTCGTTAAAGGATTTATAGCCGCTTGGTTTATGCCTCCGCTGCCTTGAAATCTGAAACTAGTTGCTACTGCGTAATTAGCATCCGCCAAAGCATTTGAAAAATTTAACGTGTAGTCACCCACGCTATTTCGCACAATACTTGCAATATTGAAGGACGCTGCAATAGCGACACCGGACACACCGTTAAAAACAACCCATGCTTTTATGGGTGTAGGAATTGCTGCGATAGCAGCTGTCACAAATGCTGTACTCGCAGCCGAAGTATCGTTGTCACCAGGAGAAGCCGTAGGGACTTTAGGATCGCCGGTAAACACAGGCGAATTCAAAGGCGCAAATCCGGCCAATCCTAAAGCGGCAACTACAAAAGCCGTTGTGGCAATGGACGTATCATTATCGCCTGTGGCAGGAGTAGGACATTGCGGATCGCCTGTAAAAACAGGACTGGCAAGAGGCGCAGCCCCAAGAGCTGTAAGTGCTGCTGCAGCCGATGAACCGCCGGTGCCGCCATAGGATACGCCAAGGGGGGTCGTAAGTCCCGTGAGGGATGTGATATCGCTATTGGCTCCGTTTGCAGCTGCGTTAGCATTTACGTCATTCTGAATTTGATAAAAATCAGCCATGACCTGCGTGGCATCAGCCGCCGTGCCGTTCTGCAGAATGTCGGGATATGCAGGCGAAATGGTCATTGTTTCAAGTACCCCAGCTTTTCATATCCGACATATAACGCGCCAATCTTTAGCCCGAGCGCCGAATTGCCGCTTCCGTTGAAAATGAGTTTATTAAAAATCAACGGCTGTGTCCATGGAATTGTCTGAGGTATCAATCCATACTGCGCGGAACCCCATAAGGTGCCGTCTCCCCAATTGAACGCGTTCCACANGGCTTGGCTCAAAGGCGTTTTGATATTAGCAATTGCCAAGACTGCGCTGCTTTCGTCCTCCGCTTCGAACAAATACGTGTCGCCCGTTGCGGCAAGGGACATGTCCAGCGTAGTCCTAACCGCCGCGTTCGCATACATGTTATTTGTATCCGTCATAGGAACCGTGGCATAGTCCCATTGCAGTTGCGTACCGTTCTCTATGAATGTATTTCCTGACGAATTATGTCCTTGCACAGAATACGAATCCCACATCGTTGCAGGCAAAGCGTTGTTCACGACAATAAAATCATTATTGTAGGGCGTCATGCAATCCGAGCGGAATGTGTGTGGCCCTGTCCATCCTTGGAATTTCAAACTATACTGATACTCTTGATACGGATTGCCTATCGCGTTCGCGTTCTGCACGCAAATGCGATAAGTATCTGCGTTGAAGGCCGCGCAGACGCGCGATGGATAAAGCGCGAAGATGAACGGCACCGCCAGATCGGCATTCGGCTCGCCTACCTGCGCTGTCAAACTCACAACCCGCACGCCATCCGATGCCATGAAGGCCACACCTATCGGGGTGCTGACTACCGAACGAGGCGCTGAAGTACCCACGTTGCCAGATAATTGGTTGATTGCAAGGTCACTCGTCGCCGCATCCCCCGTGATCTGCCATATAGAGAAATCCTTGAACACTAAGAGAGCCTGCAATATCCCGCCGCTAGTCGTCTCAAGGGGGAGTCCCTGTAGCGTGGTAATATTTGTCGCATCTCCTACCGTAAGCACTTGAACGGCTGTAGCATTGCTGACATTCAGCGAAAGCGTATCGGTGAAAATTAAATTATTCCTGGCTGCGAAGTACGAGCGATTGTTAAATGTTTTCACCGCTTGCGGTATACTCGCCAGCTGAAGGACTCCCGTGGTGTTACCGGCAGCCCATAGTGGCGCTGCGGCAGTACCGCCCGCTAAGGCAAACGTGACGGCGTTATTCGACGCTGAAGCATTTGCCGAAAGCGTGAGCGTTTGCCCCGATATAGACAACGGTACCGTGGCGCTTGCTGTCGCTGCAACCGATATGGTAATTGAAGTCCCACTGGCAATTGTAGCAATCGTTGCGCCTGTCGGTATGCCCGTGCCGGCAATCTGCTGCCCTACGAACAAGCTTGCCGTACTGGTGATGCCGTCAATGGTCGTGTTGGTGTGCGTAGTACCCGTGATTGAGAAGTTCACGTTCGCGGTATTCAACACAGTAGTATTGGCTGGGATGCCCGTACCTGTGATAGTGTAGCCCGGCCCAATGCCTGCGATGGAGAAACTGCCGTTAATAGTTGGCGACCCGCTGGTGGCATCGCCTGTGATGCTTGCTGTGAATCCCGAAAGGTCAAAGTATCCGAAGGCATATCCGCCAACATAATTGAACCCGGGATGTGTAACGATGATGCGACCGCCAATCATGTCCATCGTCGGCGGAGTCCATGCGCCGGTTGATGCAGGCGTTACAGGGGTGTTTGCTGAAGTTATACCTGAGACAGTTTGGAACGATCCCGCTTGGACATCATAAGCGAACGGTCGGTCATGTCCGGCGGGTGAACCGCTTGCTATCATCCCGTAAATGATACCGTTGACTTGATAGATGACTGAGCACACGCCCGGCGTGGTTAAAAGACTGAACTGCGTGATGCGAAGGTTTGCCGGGCGGCACACCAAAACATTCGGAGTGTCCGGCGACCATATCAAATTCGACAGGCTCATGCAGGCGCCCGCAGCCGAATTGTCCCCGTCAACGGAATCGGATACCGAACGCGGCACAAACCTTATCGGGTTCTCACGCGGCGCAGGCATAGCTACCTCAGAAAATACTGGTTATTTTTGTAGGCTTCAGATTGTTCTTAGGCCGGAATAGGAGTGGGTCAAGCTTCACGTTGTTCTGCGTGCCCTCTTTGTCGTCCTTCATGATGAGGTATTTGCGCATGCGCTTCTCGACTTCTTTCTCGAGCTCGTCCTTACGCGAATCATCACTGAGCAACATCAGATCGACGCACAGGTCGCGTAGAAGTATTCGCTGGTTCGGGAACCATGGGACCACATTGCTATTTTCAGGCCCGAGGATATCCGACGTTTGCGGACGGTATAGCAGATTTATGGTAAGTGGTATGGCCGGCGGGGGCCAGAAATACATCACCGGCGCGCCATACAGCGCCACTGCTTGCTCTGATATGTCAGTAGCAAACCACTCGGGATAGTCGGCGATGCCTACGCCTTGAAAAAGTGTGTTGTACTTCTCAATGGTAATAGGGTCGAGATTGAAGATCGTCCCGTTCACGTTGTAAAATACTTGTATCTCGCGCAGGTAATCGACCGGGAGTAAGTATCCCGCGTTGTTGAAGCCTATGCCTGTGAAGGACGAAGCTACAGGGAACGTAGTTGTCTTGCGGATTGAATCGAGATCCATCGTCTGAGCATACTCAGCGAGGATCATATTCAGAAACTGCCCTGCTTGGGGTGCCATGCCGCTGGCTACTTTAGCGATCTGGCACCCCAAGGCTACAAGCTGTTTAGCTGAATACATCTCACTCCAGTTCTTTTTCCGCGTCGGCCAGAACTTTTTTCTTGTGGTCAAGTTCGGCGCGATCGTTCTTGATGTTGACTGCCAGATTAGCGCGCTGTGCCGCTTCAGCAGGGGTTAGTTTTTTGACCTGTCCGTTCGCACTTTTTTCTTTGAATGCGTCGTCCACTGTGGATAGCATATCTTCAAAACCGTTAAGTTTCAACTCAAGTTCGGCGATGCCTTTCTTGAGGTTCGGAATCACCGACATCGTACGATGCTGCTCAATGACGTTGCGGAATTTCTTGAATTCCTTGCGCACTTCATCTTCTGCCACGTCTTTCGGGAAGCTGCCCGTAATCTGGAACTGCTGCCCATTGCCTACGTCGGCAATGTAATTAAATGCGTAGCCGGCGTCTTTCTTGATGTCGTTCGATACTTCTTCTGCGGTTGTCATGGTGTGTCCTCCGTTGGCGGGTTAAAAACTAGTGAGCGGTCTGCGCACCGTCCGGGTTGCTAGGATTAACGACAAGACCCCGCGAACGCAAGCCATAAAAGTCTTTCATGTTCTTGCCGTGGATCTCGTTATCGTGCAGCTGGCCGCGGAACATTTGCTCCTTAACCACCGCCGCTGTTTTCTTATTCAGGCGGTACATGCGGTTCGGGTAGTATACGTTGTTGTCCAGCTTGATGAACGGCATGTGCGGCGCCAGTGTGATGAGGATGCTTTCGAGATCATCGCCCTCGTCATCCTTGCCCGCTTGGAACATGGCCTTCTTTTTCAGGCGTTGCTTTTCAGCCTTCTTGAATTCAAGGCGTGCATCTGCGCGCATCTCAGATGCAAGTTCCTCCGCGGCCTGCGCAGAAATCTCAGCGCGCTCTGCGTCGGAAAGCTCAACAGCCGATACCGAATCGACCAGCACTTTCTTGGCTGCGTCAGTGGGCTTCGCGGGTGTTACTTTTTTAGGGGCTGGTTTGCCGTCAGCAGCCAGCGCTGCCAGTTTGTCGTCGAGATCTTTAGTCATGTCCTTACTCCTGGGTTACGAATGAACGAATGAGCCGCCCGTCATAGCAGCAGCCGAAATAACAATCGGCCAGCCTGATACGGGATCTACGGCAATGTAATCGCCTGGTTGGCACGTAATGATGCCGCGATGCCCGGGGAGGTAAAGAATCCCTGTCTGGTCGAAATGCGTGGAGATTGATTTACTGCTCGGCGAACCTTTAATAAGCTGCACCAGCGTAGCGAGATCTGCCGCTTTTGATTGGCCCGTTCCCATCGTAGATTGGAATTGCAGCGACTTCAATACAGTGGTTGTCGAGGTGCCTGCGGTGAGAACTGACATAGCTTTGATCCTTGTTTTGCGTTAGGAAACGGGGAGGGTTTTTAAACCCTCCCCGGTAGTACCCCTGCAGTTCTTAGCCGAAGGTCGCAGTGAACGCCGACGTGCTTTCGATACGCATGAAGAAATTCTGGTTTAGAAGGATCGTTCCGTACATGACCTTCCAGCCCACGATACGCAGCTGGTTGAGCGGATCGGATTTATCCGCCGTCTCAAGGTAGGTCATCTTTGGATCGTCGAGCATGACCTGGCCGTACGCATCTTCACCGAAGATGAAGTTCGGGAACACGGTGATGCCGTTGGCAGGCGCTGCCGGCGGGGTGCGCGAAACACCAACACCGGTGAGCGTAACGGCCGTGTTCGACGGAATGTTCGCCGCTTGGCCGGCCAGTGGGCCAGTCGTCGGACCTGCCGAGGATACGGCGAGGTTCGTCGGCGTGGTCGTGGTGCCAATGTAGACGTTCCAGACATACCCAGCGACGTTAGGAGTCGTCGTGGTGATCGAGCCTGCGCCCGAACCGCCCACGGTAACACCCGCCGACACTTGGTAGATTTGCTGCTCGTAGCCGTTCTGCACGACCGAGCCCGTCCAGATGATGTAGTACGTGGTCGCCGCGAGCGCGCCGCCGGTCGTGTTGCCAGTGCCGGTCGTGGTACCATTACCTACGAAGTAAGGAACCATGTTCGAGCGGGTCCAGCGAACACCACGCCATACGCCGATCTCGTTGTTATAGAGACGGTTCACGTCGCTGTAGGTCCATGCTTGAACGACAGTGGCGTTCTCGCCCAGATCTTGCTCGACGAGCGGGTGAAGGACGCCCACATAATGTTGGAAGCTGCGAGGATCTTTCGATGCCATCGTCGGCTTGCCTGCAGTTACTTTCTCATCTTCGTTACGCTGGCCCATGAACTCAGGAGCGCCGATGGTGCGAAGGGCACCTACTGCGCGGTTGACTTCGTGGGAGTTCAGCACGTCACCCGCTACGAGCGCAGCGCGACTGCCGCGGCTGTTCACGTAGTTGATCTGCGAACCGGCGAGTAGGTTATTTGCCGTGTTGCGCTCGAGCGTTTCAGCCATCTGCATCGAGATAAGCTTGATCGCCGTTTGGAACAGTGGGTGCTTGATGGTCATGTCAGCAACGTCCGTCACGGTGATCGTATCACCCCATTGCAGGGCGGTAGCGTTCACTTGAACGAGCGTCATAGCCTCGCCGTTCGGCGGTACGCCCTCGGAGAGCGGCGCTGCTGGCAGATTGCAGCGATCGTAACGCGATGCGGTGTACGTCACCCCGCGTTGTTTCGGCAGGCGAAGCTGCTGGCCAAATTGATAAAGCACCAGCTGACGGTCTACGAGGCGCAGAACCTTTTGCTGAATGTAGTTCTCAATATCAGCTGAGAATGTACCCGATACGTTAGTCGCACCCATTGGAGACTCCTAAATTGTGTCTAAGCCCCAATGGCTTCGACGGTTAAAAAGTTACATTCTCGAGACGGCGTTCGAGTTCATCCAAACTTTCGCCAGCTTTGCCTGGGCGATAGGAGGTTGAACCTGCGTCGCTTCGAGTCCGGGGAGCAGGAGCGCGCGTACGTTCAACGCGATCTTTTGCTTCATTTTTCTTTTTAGTGTCAGGCTTAGCCTGCAGCGCGCGCTCACCTACCACTTGGGCAAGGATTTGTTCGCGGGACCAGTTGCGGCCTTGTTGCCGTTCCGAGCGTAAACGCTTTTCAACTTCGTCTGCATGGCGGGAATACACTGGGTTGTTTGCCGCTTTTGCTTGATAGCTGCCGTGATCGAGTTGATCCGCCGTGCGAAGCTGCGTAAGCAGGATACCCTCTTCCATTTTCTGAATGCGCT